CGAGATAGCGTAGCGTCTCGTGGGCTCGGAGATGTGTATAAGAGACAGCGCCCGAACAAGCACGGCCCCAGGCCGAACAGCCCGATCCGGTCTACCTTATGATGGCTGGTGCGATGATGCATCAGGAGGGCCGCCTCTTCCCACAACCCAAGGCTGAAGATGACCGCAGCAAGTAGCACCTCCACCGCCGTCTCCAAGACCGACTACGACTACTACACCTTCGTTGTCGGCCGCCTCATGGGCATGCGAACCAACCGCTACTCGTGGTGGACCCATTGGCGCGAGCTGGCCGACTATTTCCTCCCCCGCCGGTACAAGTGGATCATCACCCCGAACCAAATGGCCCGCGGGTCGCCGATCAACCAACACATCATCGACGACACCGGCACCTTCGCGGCCCGCAACCTCGCAGCGGGTCTGATGTCTGGCAAGTCCTCGCCAACCGCTCGGTGGGTCAAGCTCCGCTTCAACCACTACGACACCACCCAGACCTCTCCAATCTCGCTCTGGCTGGCCGAGTGCGAGCGGCTGATGTACCTTGTCTTCCAGGAGTCGAACTTCTACAACTCCATGGCGCAGTTCTACTACGACCTTGTGATCTTCGGCACGGCGACGATGATTATCTACGAAGACTACAAAAACGTCATTAACTGCTACAACCCCTGCGCGGGCGAGTACTACGTTGACATCGACGGCCGGTATTGGCCCTGCGTTCTCTACCGCGAATACACCATGACCATCTCGGCGGTTGTCGACGAGTTCGGCTATGACAACTGTTCCGCCACCGTGCGGAGTCTGTACGATGCTAAGTCCTCAAAGTCTGGCTCAAACCTTACCAAAGAAATAATCGTCGCCCACGCTATTGAGCCAAACGATGACGATCGCGAGTTCGGCATTCCAAAACGGTTCGGTTACCGCGAGTGTTACTGGGAATGGGGTGGCAGCACTTCCCCACAATCCGGCTCACAGATGCCTCCGGCCTTCCTCCGAAAGAAAGGCTACCATGAACAACCGCAGGTTACAGGCCGATGGGACCTTGTATCAAATGACCCTTATGGTCGGTCCCCGGCAATGGACGCTTTGGGTGACCAGAAACAACTCCAGCTGGAAACCAAGCGTAAAGCTCAAGCGATCGATAAGATGGTTAACCCTCCCCTTGTCGCCGATGTTCAGCTTAAGAATCAGCCGGCGTCGCTTTTGCCTGGGGGAATGACCTACGTCTCCGGCTTCGCCCAGACTGGCAAGGCCGCGATCGCCTCGATCTACGACACCAAGTTCCCCATCTCTGAGATCGTCGAGGACCTCAACGAGTGTAAGGACCGAATCAAAAAGTGCTTCTTCAACGATCTGTTTCAAACCGCGTCTCAGTTTGAAACCCGATCTAACGTCACCGCGGTCGAGTGGGACATGCGTAAGTCCGAGTCGATGATCATGCTCGGGCCGGTTCTCGAAAGGATCGACTACGAGGTCCTCAAGCCCGCGGTTGAACGCGTCTGGGCCATCATGTTCCGGGCCGGGATCATCCCACCGGCCCCGCCTGAGATCCAAGGCAAAGAACTCACCATCGACTTCGTTTCGATGCTGGCCAAGGCCCAGGACGCCACACAAGCCACTTCTATCGAACGCATCCTCGGCCTTGCTGGTAACCTCGCGGGGGTCGATCCTTCGGTGATGGATAATATTGATATAGATTACACCATTGACAAAATGTCCAGCCTACTCAACAATGATCCTAAGATGATTCGGAGTCCTGAAGCTTTGGCCGCGATTCGAAAGCAACGAGCCGATCAGCAGCAGCAGGCGCAGCAGGCGCAGCAGGCCGAACAGTTGTCGAAGGGTGCTAAGACTCTGTCTGAAACTGACGTTGGCGGCGGGCAGAACGCGCTGCAAGGAATGCTAGGTGGTTGATTACAACGCAAGCGACCGCAAGCATATCCGGGCCGCTGAAAAGGCCGCAGCCACAGCGGAAGCCCAACGGTCCGAGGTCGTTGTTGAGTCCATGGCCACTGTACCCCGGCGCCGATATGTCTGGGACAAACTGGCCGACTGCGGTATCTTTCGTACTACCTTCTCGCCTGACCCACTGCAAATGGCCTTCAACGAGGGCCAGCGTAACCAAGGCCTGGTACTTCTCAACGACATAATCGAACACTGCCCTGATCAATTCATCCAAGCAATGAAAGAGCACAATGAGCGACGTAGCAATAGCGGGAGCACTAGCAGAAGCCCCAGCAGGGAACTCGACCGAGGCGAGGGCGCCGGATGGGACTCTGAAGGACGTCCAAGCGAGCCCGGCCCCGGCGACGCCTGAACCTACAACGCCTGCCGAGGCCGCGAAGGAAGGCGACAAACCTGCTGCCGAGAAGGGCGTTGTCCCGGAGAAGTACGAGCTGAAGCCTGCCGAAGGCACGACCCTTGATGAGAAGCTAATCGCCGAAGTCACGCCGGTCTTCAAAGAACTCGGGCTCGATAACGCACAGGCCCAGAAACTGTTCGACTTCCACTCAAAGGCTGTACAAAGCGCGCTTGAAGGGCCGGCCGCTCTGCTTCAAGAGATGCGGACCTCCTGGCGTAACGACGTTGTAAAGGACGCCGCTCTCGGCAATGGAATCGACAACCTCAAGCCGGAAGTTCGGGTCAACATCGCTAAGGCCATCGAGGCCGTAGGCGATGCGAAGGCCGTGGCCTCTTTCAAAGAAGCCATGGACCTTACCGGAGCCGGCGATAACCCGGCGTTGATTCGGGGCCTTAACAACCTCGGCAAGCTTCTCTCGGAAGGCACCCTTGTTCGTGGTGCCGCGCCTGCTCCCACTGGCCAGACCGCACCGGGAGCCACTGCTAGACCTTCACCGGCGCAGGCAATGTATCCTGGCCTCCCTTCTTCCGCGCAGTCTTAGCCCCAGAGTGGGCCGAACAGCTAACGCTCAGATAGGACCTCGCAGATGTGCTTAACCCCTCACCTTTCCCTACTCACACTGGAGTGACCTAAATGGCCACCATCGGCTCTACCGCACTTACCTACGCGGATTGGGCAAAGCGCATGGACGATAATTATCGCGTGGCGATGATCATCGAACTGCTCTCCCAGACCAACGAGATCCTCGATGACATGATGGTCGTCGAAGGCAACCTACCCACGGGCCATAAGACGACGGTCCGCACCGGCCTTCCGCAGGCCACGTGGCGCCTCCTCAACCAAGGCGTCCCGAACGCGAAGTCCACCACCGCTCAGATCGTCGACACCTGCGGCAACCTAGAAACCTACGCGGTGATCGACAAGGACATCGCCGATCTCAATGGTAACACCGCTGAGTTCCGGCTCTCCGAAGTCCGCGCATTCCTCGAAGGCATGTCGCAGCAGGTTGCCTCGACCCTGATCTACGGCAACCAGTTCATCAACCCGGAACGGTTCACAGGCTTTGCCCCTCGCTACTCGACGTTGAACACGTCCAACTCCCAGACTGCCAACAACGTTCTCAACGCGGGCGGCACGGGTTCGACCAACACCTCGCTCTGGGTTGTTACCTGGGGCTCGGACACTTGGCACGCGACCTTCCCCAAGGGCAAGATCACTGGCCTCCAGCATCGTGACATGGGCGAGTGGCCGGTGCAGGACTCTAGCGGCAACACCTATCAGGCCTACCGCGATCACTTCAAGTGGGAGATCGGTTTGGTCGGCCGCGATTGGCGCTACTGCGTACGCATCGCCAACATCGACGTGACTCAGCTGACCGGCGTCAGCGCTGCGAACCTGATCAACCTGATCGTCCGCGGTCTCTACCGTCTCCCGACGGCCCCTGCTTCGGCCACTGCCATCCAGACCTCGGACACCCCGGAAGTCCGTGCTGACATGGGCCGGACTGTCATCTACTGCAACCGTGTGATTCGCACCTACCTCGACCTTCAGGCCATGAACAAGACCAACGTCTTGCTCCGGCTGGAAGAGTTCAACGGCAAGGTTGTGACCACGTTCCGCGGTATCCCGGTTCGCACCTGCGACGCGATCCTTAACAACGAAGCGACGGTGGTCTAACATGATCCTTGATGCATTCCTCCAGTTCGACAACGCGGTCTCGCTCGCAATCGCGGCGGGCACGCAGGCCTCGACTAACGTAATCGACTTCGGCATTGCCTCTGGCATTCCGTCGTCAGCCAATGGTGGCGGTGCCCGTGACATGGGCATCGGCGACGATCCGTCGCTCAAGATGGTCGTCCTGGTTGGCACTGCCTTCACCTCGGGTGGTGCGGGCACGCTGGCGGTCGCCCTGCAAGGCGCCTCTGACAACGGCTCGGGCGCTCCGGGTTCGTACTCAACTTGGTGGACCTCGCCCACCTACGCCCTGGCCACTCTTAACGCTGGGTCGCAGTTGATGAACATCGACTTCCCCCGGCCGCCGGATGGCATCGCTGTTCCGCGGTTCGTCCGACTCCTCTACACCGTCGGCACGGCCACGATGACCGCGGGCACGGTTTCCTCCTACATCGTCCTCGATCGTATGGACCAGATGTATCAGGGCACTGACAACTCGATCCTCGGCGGCTACCAGGCCGGCATCAACGTGGCGAACTAACTATGAACCACATCCGTAAATGGCTGGCGGCGGGAGGGGTCCTTACCCTCCTTGCCGCTGGCGCAGCGGTGGCTCAGGTCCCTGCTACGTTCAACCTGACAGGTAACGAGATCGTTCTCGGAGCCCTTCCCGGCGGTGGCGCGCAGGTTGCCATCCCAACCTATGTCCTCTGGGCTGGTGGTAGTCAAACCTTAGTGGCTACGGGTGTAACCGTAACCACGCAAGTCCCTGCCACCTCTGGTTTCGTCCTCGCTACCGGCGCGATCACTACCTGGAACGTGAACCTGCCCACGGCTCCGTACACCGGCCAGCGGGTTATCATCAACTGCCCGGGTGGTTCGGTTACCACCCTGACGATCACCGCGACGCTTCCGGCCTCGGTCGCGCTGGTGGGTACCAACCCCACGGCCTGTACCTCGGGCGGCACAATCGCACAGGGCGTTGGTTGGCAGTACTCGACCACCGCCAATACTTGGTATCGGTTCCTATAAGGGATTGTTATGAAAAACCTTCTTGGGCTGGCGCTACTCTCCGCATTCTTGGGCCTCGCGCCAGCCCAAGCACAGCAATCGGTCTTTGTACCGGCGACCACTGCCTCGGTTAACGTCGTCGGCACTGTCGCAGGTATTACCAAGATTATCTCTGGGGTTTCCAGCCAGCGGATCTATCTTACCGCGGTCGCTCTTCACCCAGCCAGCACTTCAGTAGTCACTCTAAGCCAAGGCACCGGCACCAACTGCGGCACAAGCACCGCGGTTATCTACGGCCCTTCAACCTTCGGCGCCCAAGAGAGCTGGTACCAAGGCTCCGGTTATGGCGCGCTGTTCGCGCTCGTCGCTGGGAACGATCTTTGTATTACAGTCGGCACAGCAGTTGCGCCGGGGTTTATTTCTTATTCACAATTCTAAGGAGGGCCACATGGCTCGTTGGAGACTCGCTGCCGCACACTACATCAACACAAACGATACCGTGTGGGAATACTCTGAGGTCGATCGGACCCTGTCTCTTATACACATCTCCGAACCCACGAGACGCTACGCTATCTCGTATGC